GAAAAACCAACAGTCACTCACTAAAAACGACCTCCACAATCGCTCTGTATTGCACGATCTCAATGTAACCTATGGTAAGGTATCAAAAAATACCGATCGTGTAACAGCGACTCTCATGAAAAGCCTTAGGCGTATATCCTAGTTTTTAGCACTGTAATACATGTAATACAGGTTCATAATGGGTATTCAACTAACTAAGGAGAACATTATGTGGACAAAACCAGCAGCTACTGAAATGCGTTTTGGTTTCGAAGTAACCATGTACGTTTGCAATAAGTAATTATTGTTTAGGTATAAAAGATAAGGGGCTTTCGCCCCTATCTTAAACACACACTATTGTATCCGGACATACGGTACATACTTGAATACTTCCATCTGCACCAGATATAGTTATCGTTTCACAAGCCTGTGCTAAACTCAAGGTCAGACTCAGACATATTATAGTTAGGAGTTTTTCTTTCACTGTATTTCCTTAATCGTAAATTGTTATCTTTCATGTGTCGGATACGATTCCGGAAAACTTCCGGAGTAGTACCCAACACTGCCATACATAAGTTAAACATCATGTTGCCATCGCTGTTAAAAATGAAATGTTCTGCTTGCTTCTTGATAACAAGCGATGACTTTGGGTTAAGAAAGTCGTCAACCGCTACTTGCAAAATAGCCAATAGTACTTTTCCGCGCCAGTCATTATCACAATAACTTTTGTTATGTAATGCTATGTATAGAGGGTCTTTTGCAGTATCCATAATTAACTCTTACTTTCTAGTTGTACATAGATGCCACCAATCTTTTTAGATATGTGAGCGCGATGCTCTTTTTCTAATCGATTAATGACGTCTGCATGCTCGCCATGTATTTCTTTAATCTTAGCTAACTTAGAAGAATCTTTTGCATCGTATTCCATGATCTGTTCAATCACTTTTATGTATGCATCAGTAAAATCTTGTGATGATTTATACATCGTAGACTTTTGCTTCACAGTCAAAGTGAATGTAGTTTTGTCCGGGATCACTGACTTCTTCTGATCCTCTTCCTCATTGATACCTAGATCACCGGCATATAAACTAATACCCAGCCCTGTTGTAGTACTAATACATTTAGCTAAGCATCGTTTGTATGCTGTATTGATTTGATGCGAGTTAGGATTTTGAATTGCCTTGTTGCCATTGGCAATCACTGGCATGATCTCAGTCTGCACTGTACCTAAAGCATGTAGTGTGACTTGAACCATCATTGTGCCATCAGGATAAAACTTTTCCTTATCTGTATCATAAGTAAATGTTGTATTTGGGTCATGTGTCTTTAGAAGATCTAATGCATTTGCCCATGAGATATAGTCCAGATCTTTGAAGCCAGTCTTTTTCTTTTCTACAATACCGAGCTTGTGTACATCAATCTTGCGTAGCTCTTCATATTTCTCAGCAATCGCCGAAGTTTTGTCCGTCATAATCATCTCCAAAATAAGTTGTTAATAAAAGGTTGCGACGTCGTTTGTCTTTGATACGTCGATTAATAATTGATAAGAACTCGAAGTCGTCCATTTCTTTGTTGCGTCGTTTCATGTCTTCTTCGTATTCTTCTTGTCTAATTACGGTTTCATACAGTTCCTGACTCATCTTTAGTTTCCTTTATAGTTAGGGTTTTCATACGATAAGTGTAAGCTGGCTTAGCCGGGATGATTCTTTCCGGAGTTTCTTTACGGTTTACACTCTTCCAAATAACACGATACTTACCAGCTGTTGCGTATTCAGCATCGCGCATCTTTTCCATTACACTGGCTTGTAGCTTGCTAAGTTTTTGTTCAGACTTTTTAATCTGATCTTTTAACTTCACAATCTCTTTAGCAGTGCTTTCTACTTCTGGTAAGAATAAATCCTCACCGGAACCTTCATTCCATGTTGCAGCTGCGTTTTCAGCAGTCTCAACTGGATACCACATTATTTCTTCGTTCTTCTTATACAAGTCAATCCTGTTCTGAAAGTCTTGTGCTAAGTCAGCAACAAAGTTCATTTGCTTCTCATCAGGTTTATATAAAAAGATGCGCAACGTGTTGCCTTTATATAACACAGCAACTGCGCCCCATTTATACTTTTTGTTTGTTGCTAAGAACTGACCTTGCAACTGCAATGGACCACGCCATTCTGCTGGTTCAGCTTCCGGCAGTCCTGAGGTATTTTTGCATTCTATAATGCCTTCACCCTCTAGTTTTATGCTATCGCAGTTCATCAAGTATATACCTTTATCAATGATATGGTTAGATATCTCAATACTATCACCTTCAGCGGTGGCGTCAAGTGAACAGCTGATGGGTATATCAGGATGGTCAAAAGCTTCTGGATAATCTAATTTTGGTGCATCGATTCCAAGGCGTTTACATGCTTCAGTGGCGATGACTGGTTCTAGAATGTTACCCATATCCATAACCTCCGAGTTCGCTATGTTGCGTTCTTTAATTCCAAGCGCAACTTGCAAGACCTCGTTAGCGTTACCATACGGCGAGATGCCGGCGAGTGTTGGAAGGATCGACGCCGAGCATCGATCATCCCTCGTTACTTTTCCTACCATTATTTTTCCTTTTCTTTAGTTGTTAAATTAAGTTCGCCTTGTTGCCTAAGGCTGGCATTTTTAAGGCGCCATTCGTATATTTGCCGGTCAATTTCTTGATCGTATAAATATTCCGGATCATTTTCGATGTCATTCTCATTCATATTTATTCCTTAAAATAAAGATCATATAAACTAATTACGCCTAGACGTTCATAGTCTTTTTTCGGTATCTGTACATATTTATTCGTTTTAGGGTTGTAAACTAGATAACTATCTAATTCAGCACGTTTATAGACGCGCAAAAGCGGTTTAAATACGTTCATAGTAGTTCCTTTTCTTAGGGTTAATAAAACGGCTTAATATAAGCCCATAAAGCGCCCTTACGAGCGCCTTACAGAATATACTAAAGACTGAGTATTAAATAACTAAAAACCCCGAGCATACCAAACAACAGAACACCGCCGAGGATGTCATAAACCAATAAACGGCGTTGACGCTTGCGCGCTATATCTTGAAGAATTTCGGGGTTTATGTCTGATAAGTATCTATCAAAGTTATTCATAATTAAACCTTTCATGGTTGTTTATGTCACGGACGCCCTTACGGGCGTTTCGCTTACTTAAAGCTCTTCAGCGTGACTTGTATCTAGGTCAATGATTTCATAATTAACGCCACTAGGTAAGTTTAAAACGTCAATTACAACGCCGTCTTGTATTTGTATTTGTATTGTAACTTTATCCATATTAAACACCCCCTTGAATAACAAAACCGCTTTGATCTTTTCGCGCGCGTCCCTTAGCATATAAGCCGAGAACGGTTCCTTGTGGACGTGTAAACGTTAAATCATGTTCATCGCCGTTATGTACTTTTAAACCTTTGAACGTGTTCGGGATGTTTTCGGGCTTGTCAAAAACAACAGCAATACGAATACCCTTTTTTATAGCGCGTTCGTTGTATTTTTCGAACCCGTTGACGCCGGAATAGCTAAACGTTAAATCATAGTTCGCCGGAATATTAGTACGGTTCGGAATTTTCGTATAATCAAGGAATTGAACCTCTGGAAATATATCGAATATAGTTTGAAGCTTATAGTTATATGGAAACTTAATATTCTCAAAACGAATATCTGAAGTACCATTTAAACGAACCGCCGGTTTTAAGCCTAAGCGCTTAGCTTTAACGCATAAGCCGGCGATTTCATCAACTAATAAGCGCATGAATAAACTTTGATCGTTTAAAAATAACTTAGTACGATTCAAGCGCGCTTGCTGGACGTTCTTCTGTACACCGCGTCCAGCGAAATAAAGACAAGGTTCGTGACATTTTGCAACTTCAGCCATAGGGCAAAGATTAACGCCTGATTCTTTATATGGCGAAAGATACATAATTCCGGTTAAATAACCGAACTGAGTGTTTTTGGACGTTTTCGCGTCTGATTCAATAGATAAGAGTTTCATTTATTTTCCTTTTCTTAGGGTTGATATAAAACGGTTGCGTTCGCGTTTAATATAAAATCTAAACGGCGCAACGCCGTCATAAATT